TCCTTGAGTTGGTTGAAGACGCGATTGAAAGTGACAAGACGCTTGGAGGTGCTTGTCACTACCTGAGCATTGACGACGTGGCGGAGTTTGGAACGGTTCAACAAGGCGAAGCAACCTTCTTGCAAGGTGCTCGCTTGAATGTGCATATTCAAAAGCGCTTTGCCAAGTGAGGTGAAAACAATGAAGTTGCAATACATGCGGGAAAAACCAATTAAAATCCTTTTCCCCGAATACCACGAGGTGAAAAAGGGTTATGTGATTGAAACCGAGGACAAGTTGTTTGCTAAAGAGTTGAAAATGCTCGGTTTCGTGGAGGTTGAAAACGAGAAAACCAAGAAGAAGGCAGGTGACAAATAATGGCTCAAGCTCACGGCTTTGACAACACGGTTGTGATTGCTACGGAAAGCCAATTCGCGCAAGCCCCTACGAGCGGGTTCAAGTGGATTGGTGTGGTTGAGAGTTTCGAGCCTGAAGAAAACAACAATACGGACGCTCGTCGGAGCGTTGGGGTTCGCGGCCCGTTCATGTTGCGCGCTGGCGCGAAAGAGGTTGACGGTTCTATCTCGTTTGCGCTGCAAAACGCTCGCATGATTGCCTACGCGCTCGGAAAGGTTACTACGACTGGTTCTGGGCCTTACACGCATACGATTACGCCAGTGGGTAGCGGCGAGTCGCTTCCTAGCTTCACGATTCAAAACCATAACCAACTACTTGGGTTCACTCGGAACTATGTTGGTGGTAAGGTTGACTCGCTGACGATTACCGCGAGCGCAGAAGAAGCAGTCACGGCGGAAGCGGAAATTCTGTTTTCGCATGTGGAAGACCAAGGGATTACTCCCGTTACGGTTTCCGCTGAGCTTGATAACTATTTCATGTTCTACGAGGGCTCGGTATTAATTAACTCGGTTCCCATTGCGAACGTTCGCGAATTTGAACTTGAGATTGCTAACAACCTTGAGCGGCGTTTCGTGTTGAATGGTTCTAACCGTCCTGCTCGCATTGAAGAGGGTAACCTTGAGATTACCGCGAGTTTGACGCTTGACTTCGTGGACACCACTCAATGGGAAGCTTTCATGAATGGTGACAACCTCGTTGTTGAGTTGGCGCTCCAAGACGTTCATGACTCCAACCACTCCATTACGATTACGCTTTCTGGTGGTGTGTACGATACGAACAGCCTCCCTGTGAACGCGGAAGAACTACAAGAACAAGAGCTTGAAGCGATTTTCACGGGTATTGAAGTTGTGGCGAATGATGGTAACTCTAACCTCATTTAATTCCTCCTCCCTCTTTCCCCCTCTCAAAACTCCATAGAAAGGAAGGGTAAACCATGAGCAAACCTTGGTTGAAGAAGAACAATGAGAAAGTNATTGAAGTGATGGGTGCTAAGATTTGGCTCAAACCTTTGTCGTTTGGTGAGTCTCGTAAAGCCATTAAGGAAGCGACGCGCATTAATATGGTGACGCGACAAGCGGAGGTTGACCCTTCTCTGTTGGCGGTATTGCGTGCACTTTACCAGATTAAAGATTGGGAGCTCACGGACGAGGAAGGTAACAAGTTGCCAATTACCCTTGAGACGATTGACAACGTGCTTGATGAGCACTTTGTAAGCGAAATGATACAAAAGATTACCGAGCTAGATAACAATGGAGTGACGGAAGACGAAAAAAAGTAATTCGCGATGCGGTAATAAAGAGCTTGCAAGGAAAGAAGGTGGAAAACCCTCCTCCTATTCTTGAGGTGTATGAGCTTTGTAAGGAGTTTGGGTGGCTCCCTTCCCAACTTGCTCAAGAGGATAACAAAACCATAGAGGAACTCATGGTTGTAATGAACACCATTAACGAGTACAACCAGAAGCAAGAACGGAAAGCCAAACGCAAAGAGCTTGCCCAGAAGTTTGGAGCAATAAGGAGGTGAGATAAGTGGCAGGACGTAATGATATTGAAATTGTTGTGAACGCAACCGATCGCGCGAGTGATAAACTACAAGGGATTGCAAAAAACCTTGAGGGTATTCGCCAACGAGCGGAGCGTGCTGAAGCAATTGTTAAGTCGGCTATGGCTGCAATGACCTCCGCTTTTGCTGGTGTTACGTTTGCTGGTTTCAAATTCAACGCTATACTTGAGCAGTCTCAAGCTAAGTGGACGACGCTTTTGGGTTCGCAACAAAAAGCCATTGAACAATTGAAGTGGCTCCAAAATTATGCTAAGTCGTCTCCATTTGATTTTGAAGGACTTGACAAGGCAGCAACGACCATGATGGGGATGGGGATTAGTCTCAAAAATGTCCGCGAGTGGCTCCCTGTCCTTGGTGATGTTGCGGCTGTTCTGGGTGGAGGTACCGAGACGATTGAAGGTATTGCACTCGCTCTCGCGCAGATGAACGCCAAAGGTAGAGTATCCGCGGAAGAGATGGGACAGCTCGCGGAGCGTGGTGTGAGCGCATGGCAATTCCTTGCTGACGGTATGGGGTTGACTGTTGCGCAAGTCCGCAAGTTGTCTGAGGAAGGTAAAATCCTTTCTAAAGATGCTCTCCCTCTCATCATTGAAGGGATGAAAAAGACCTTTGGCGGCGGTACGCAAAACTACATGAAGTCTACTATTGGGCAAGCTGAGCAAGCTGTTGAGAACTTCAAGCAACTCGCTGGGCAATTGACGAATGAAGTTTATGTGTGGTTTGGAGCCAATGTCCTGCCACTTATCAACGCAGGTTTAGAGAAGCTCCAAAATATTTTCTCTGGTGGTCTTCTTGCTGGTTTCGAGAAGTTGTTTAACAGCAAGTACGCGGTAGCGATTCTCGCGATTGCTGGTGCGATTACGGGAGTGCTTATTGCTGGGTTGGTTTCGATTGCTCCCGCAGTCGCGAGCGCGGTTGCGGCTTTTGCTCCATTCCTCGCGATTGGCATGGCGGTTGCAGGACTCGCCTACTTGATTATTCGCTATTGGGAGCCTCTCAAGACGTGGTTCATTAATACGTTTGGAGGGCTCTTCAATATCTTTGCTAACTTCTTCAATGGTATTTGGACGTTGGTTCAACCTGTTCTTTCCCAAGTCGTGACGTTTATTAGTCAAAAACTCACCGAGTTGAAAACCTTCTGGAGTGAGAACTGGGATACAATCAAGCAAGCTGCACAAAACGTTTGGAACGCAATCAAATTCGTGATTGATGTTGCGCTTAAAATCATTCTCGCCATTTTCCGAGTGGTTTGGCCCATTATTAAGTTGGTGGTGCTTTCGACTTGGGAAGGGATTAAAACGATCATCGATGGAGCCCTCACATTCATCATGGGTATAATTCAATTCTTCTCTGGTCTCTTCTCGGGTAATTGGAGCAAGATGTGGGAAGGGATTAAAAACATTGTGAGCGGAGCCCTACAATTCCTCTGGGGCTTGTTCTCGACGTTCTTCATTGGCCGCTTCGTTGGGGTAATTGGCAAATTCGCGGCTACGGGCTTGAAGCACATTGTGAATTTCGCTTCCAAAGGTATTAACGCTATTGTCAAGTTTGTGACGAACGTTGCAAGTAAGTTTGCGAGCATGGTTTCCAAAGTCATTTCTAAGGTAACGAACTGGGCTAATACCATCATTAGTAAGATTGATAGTTTCGTAACGAGCGGGATTAACAAGATTAAGAGCTTCAACTCAACGCTCGGTAATCTTTTCGAGAAAGGCTGGAATGCTCTCAAAAGCATTGTCAAAAGTGCAATTGATAATACCTTGAGTGTGATTAAAGGCATGGGTAACGCCTTCTTAAATGCTGGTCGCGGGCTCATTGATGCTTTTACGAACGGGATTAAAAACGCTTTTGGTAAAGCTGTTAGCGCGGTGAAGGACGGGATTGCTAAGATTCGTAAGCTCCTCCCGTTCTCACCTGCTAAAGAAGGCCCTCTCTCTGATCTCGACAAGTCTGGTGAGTCCTTCTTCGTCACTTGGTATGAGGGAGCACTCAAACAAGTCCCTGCCATGACTCGGGCTATTGGTAGTGCATTGCAAGCACTCAACAACGAACTCGTGAACGGTTACAATACGGTTGGTTTGTCCTACTTTGGTAGGGCTGGTCGTCAAGTAGTGGTCGTAAGACATGAGCATTATGGCGAGGTGGAAGTACGTGGTGAAACTTCCCGTGAAGTAATTCGCTTCGTTGGTGAAAGCGTTCAAGAGTTTGCTAGTGGTGACATTTTCCGTGACTTGCGCCAAGCTATTAGACGTCGATAGAAAGGAGGGAGTTGGAGTTGGCTACTAAGACGTTTAAAATTGCTTGGATGGGACAGTACAAAGCTAGCACGAATAGCTACTACGGTGGTTATACTCCGATTCGCGTTGGCGGCCCAGAAAACTTTCACTCCTACATTGGTTTTCCTACCGCAGTCCGAGATGCTCTAAAAACCTCGAAAACGCCTACTACCCTCAAGCTCTGGATTTATGTTTATGACGCTTCTCCTGAGTGGGATGTTGGTGCTCATAAGGAAACTTATAACAAAGCTAGCGGTACAATGCCTTGGTACAAATACTTGCGCGCTTTCCAAGGCTATGGCACGGGTTGGGTTTCTTTCGACCTCACTAACATTTTCATGAACGACTACAAAAACGGAGTTTACCACGGAGTTGTTCTCTACTCTGGTGCTTCTAGCGCGTACTATGGAGAAGCGCATGGTTTGCGGAATGATAATCTTTCCGCATACATTGAGGTAACTGGCGATTGGAATAACCCTCCGGGCAAGCCGACGATTACTTATCCACAAGGTGGCGAGGTTGTTGACCAAAGCTTGACGGTTCGCTGGAACCCAGCAAGCGACCCAGATGGTGACCCACTCACGTACCAAGTTGCCATTAACGATGGTACGGGGTGGAAGTACTACTCGGCTGGCTCGGGAACGAGTTACACCATTAACACGAGCTCGCTAAGAGAGACTTCCAGCGCTCAAGTTGCTGTTCGAGCATATGACGGTCAAGAGTGGGGCGCTTGGGCTTACTCGAATTACTTTGTGATTGACCACAACCAACCTCCTAGCGCTCCTACGCAACTCTCTCCCGCTACTGGTACTGTCATCGACCGCACGCAAGTGAATCGTTTCTCGTGGAAACACAACGACGATGGGCCGCAAGCTGGTTTCCGCATTGCGTGGCGTGTGGTTAACCCTGACGGTACTCGGGGAGCGTGGAACTACATTCCGAGCTCGACGTCCTTCATGAACACGACGAATCAATACTATGA